ATAGACAAGCTGGACCAACGCGGAAGAGTCGTAGGTCGTTTCCATAAGATCGCGGATCGTGTCTTCGGGTGTCTGGACGAATGGTCCGTCGAGGTATGCGCCCCATAGCTTGCGGACGGACTCAGTAAGGGCGTTGATCTCTTGCTGTCTCTGTCCACCGTCGATCAGGTCTGCGAGTCGTTCGCGGAAGGATGGCATGTGCTAGTCTCCGTTCTTCTCCCCTTGCGTCTTCTTCTTTCCGTTCGTCCAGATGACGAGCGCGGACAGAAGAAGAAAAAACACGATCATACCTGTTGCGAACCCTAGCCAAAACTCAGAGATATAGATGGTCATGTCTGTCTCCCCTCTTGCGTTGATTCATTGTACCACGAACAAAGGGCGCGCGTCAAGATAATCCGTCCAGTTCGTCGAACAACGAGCTTGGTATGGGCGCGCCGCAATGCGGACATCTCTCCGGACCCCCTGAGTCAATCCGGACGGACGATCCGCAATGTGCGCAACAGATGACGCGCCATCGTTTCTTCTGTTCGTGGATCTCCGGAAATGGGTAAGGGGTCCATCCGAAACGGACAAAGTCGTCCGGACAGACTCCAGGGTGAGAGACGCGGACGATCGGATCTCCGGAGTTGTTCGTCTCTCCGTACGGGTAGAACGTTCCGGACGATCCGGAATCGGTCGTAAGGGCGAACGCGTTCATGTCTACCTCCATGGCAGGCTTTTCCAGGGCAAGAGCGCGCGGTTGAGACGTTCCATGAGTTGGTCATGCGTCAAGTTGGTGTCAATCGGAAGACGCGTGACCGTGTATCTGACCTCTATATGTGCGTAGCGCGATTCGGATTGACCGCACGCTTGACAGACGTGTGCGGTGTGTCCGTCGGGCGTCTGGATCTCCGCCATCGCGAACTCTCCGCATTCCGGACACTTTGTCTCCGGAACGTTGGATCGCAAGGTCACGCGGGAGACGGTGTCATGTTCGTCCATGTCAACCTCCGTACTCTGTCAACAGAGTGTGACAGATATCACAGACAGCGGCGAGGTCTTCGAGTTCTTCGTCGTAAATGCGATCGTAGGTCAGGTGGTGGACTTCCGTCGCTGGACGTCCGCAATAGCGACACACGGCAAGATCGCGCTTCATCACCGCGTCTCGTTTCCGTCTCCACTTCGCGGATCTGAGGTAATTGTGGTAGTTCTCCGTCCAGATTTCACGAGACGCCGCGCGGACAAGTCGCTGCATCTGTTCGTCCAGATGCGCGCGGTGGGTCACGTGTTCGATCAACATGTGTACCTCTTCGATGTTGCGAAGAGCAAGAGACCGCTTTTTGAACGTCTGTAGGAACCCGTTTCGATCGTGCATCTTGGTCATTCTCCCCACTCCGTGAAACGATCGCAGAAAACGAACCCCGCTTGACCGGACGGATTCAAGACGACAGCAAGGACGTGTTCGTCCGCGATATCGAGCTTGTGTCTGTCCGGAAGTGAGAACACATAGAACGCGTCGAAACACCACGCGCGATCGCGACCACAAAGATCCGGATCGTCCGGACGCGTCAAGACGTCATGCGCGATGTCCAGAGACCATTGACTCGGTATGCGCACCGTAGCCGCGCCCCAATAGGCTCCATCGACGCATTCACGGACGGACGCGCACCACTCCGCGCCGAGTCGGTTCAAGACGGAACGTCCGATCGCGTACCCGACGGACGGATCGACGAGCAACGCGCCTTCTCCTTCGATCGCGCGCGCCAGATGGTATTCGTCTGGAGTCGCACCGGACAAGATGAAGAACAGAGACAAGATGGTCCTGGTCGCGGTCATGACAACCTCCGGTCATCCATGCGGAGCTCCATCTGTTCGGGCGGAACGACGAACAACGGACGCGGCGTCTGTTTCAAGTTCGCGCGCGCAATGCGCGCGGTGGACGTCTTGATCTCGAAAGAGACGGAACGACGACCCAGTTGCTTGCATGCGCATGCGACGACTCCGGACCCCGCGAACGGATCGAAGACGGTGTCCCCCGGACGGGTGAACGCGTTGATCCACTTGGAGACAAGATCAAGGGGCTTGCCCCACTTGTGTTTCCGCGCGCGCGGTCCGTTGTTCGTGGTCGCGCACCAGTCCGCCATCTTTGTGAAAGTGCGCGATCTCCCCTTCTCGAACCAGACGCAAGGGGTGATCACGGTGATACCCGCGCGACCGGGGGCCATGTATCCGTGTCGCTGCCAATAGAGTAGCCACGCCCATGTCAGATGTCGAGACATCGCGGACAAGACGTCCGGAACGACCGGAGTCGCAACCCACGCAAGACACGCGCGTCCGTTTCGCAAGACCCGCGCGGACGTCTCCGCAACCCATGCGTAGTCGTCGATCGCATCGTACAATGGATCACAGAACACGAGATCGACGGACTCGGAAGGCACGGACGCGGACAAGACGCGCGCGTCTCCAGTCGTGATCGTGTCTCGATATTGCGTCGGCATGTCTGGATGCCACGCGGGATCTGTCATCTGTGTTGGTCTCCGTCCGGACGTGCCTGCAGCGTGCTTGACCACTCTCCGTGTTCGTCTCCGTAGTCCGGAGCGTACGGCGCAGTCAGACAGAGACAGAGAAGAACGGAGACGGAGACCACCGGGAATGTCACGAGACCGCATAAGAAGCCGACTACGAACGGAACGATCCAAGATGCGATCATCGTTTCCTCTTCTCTATATGACCGGGCCAATCTGGACGGAGTAATCGACGACCTCGCGCTCTTCGACCGGAGAGGTGAGATAGGAAACGATGTAGCGAAGCGCGTCCAGACAGTTCGCCACCAAAATCCCATTTGCAAAAAACTCATGTGTACCTAGAACAGTGAGATTATAGACTGGCCTCTTGTCTTGTAGTTCTGTGACATGCAGCACACGAACGGGAACAGAATCGGGTCTTGTTGTACTTATTGACAGAGAAGATCGAACCGCATCCCTCGCATGCGCGTTCTTCGTTGTCAACCCCAGACGCATAGCGAGACCGTGATCGACACGATAAGGAACAGAAACGGGTTGATCGTTTCCGATCGCGCGTCTGAAAATCTTCACCGCACCATTCGCATACTCGTGTAATCGGTTCTCTACCCTCCCAAGACGCTTTACCCAATTTCCGATGATACGCGCGCCCCTCCTTGGAACGATGCCATTCTCCAGATGCGACACACCCTTCTGGCTGGATGTCGCGCATGTGTTGAACACGCGCGGGTTCCTTCCCATGCATCTGTCTGTGTTCAGAATCGGAGACCAACGCCAAATTGGCGATATCGTTGTTCGTGACATCTCCGTCTCTATGATGAACAACAAAACCTTGCGGAACAGGTCCGCGATGCGCAACCCAAGTGAAAAGGTGAAGAGGGATACTTGTTGTAAAGTACTCTCCTCCTGGGTTATCCGGATACCTTCTCCATGTCCGTCCGAACGCCTTGATCGTTTCTCTTCGTTTTGACATCGTGCCTCGCTTTCTGTGATGACTATATCACAAGAACGCAAGGCGCACAATTCGATCCAACCTTTCCCTTTGACCCAGACACGATGGTTCCCTGTCCCGACAAGAGATGATCCGTTGTCGAAGTTGACGCGGAAGACGCGGGCACTTAGATTAGTGCATCTCGACACGATCACCGAACAGTATCCATTCCGGGTAAGAACCTTCTCCCCAACAGAGATGTCCTTGATCTGTTTCTGCCCATTCTCTGTCAAGACTAAAGTCGATCCAGAAAGACAGTGATACTTCTCTTTGTCTTCGATGGTGTCCGTAGGTTCTCCGTTTTTGAGTCTTCGTCGATAGTCTCCGATCTCGCTGAGTAGGTTGATGCAAGAATCATGGACCACGATCCTGTTCTCTTTCAGAAGAGAATTCACGCGATCGATACCCGCCCACACTTCCGTAATCGGAGACGGAATGAGCGGCAATCCGTGTCCGGAGAAGTCGAGACGCGCCTGGTTTTCGGACGGACCCCCACCGACCCACGCGAACACAGTTTCTCGCTTCGACGCTTCGAGAATGTTTTCCACATGCGCTTGTGTCGTGATCCCGAACGGCTTGACGTACTCGCGGTAGACGTTCAACTTCCGAGACTGCGGGTCGTACGCAATCCAGATCGCAGCGATGAATGCTCCGTATGGGTCGACGCCCACGAAACGCGGCCATGTCCGCGGAATGTCGAACGACTTGATCAGGTGCACCTCTTCGTCGAAGTTCGAGTAGATTGCCCCTTCCGGTGCAACCCAGAGACCATAGAAAAGACGTTTCAGTCGAGATCCGGACAATCCGCGCTTGAGAAGAAACAGACGCTGCTTGCCCTCTTGCGTCCATTCTCCGACCGTGTGGTCCCATAGCTCCGGATTGTCTTCGTGCTTCGCGTTGAAAAACGTTAACACACCGCGATCGCGTCTGGAGAGAATCCAGTGGGTTGGAGACGCGGGGTTGCAGTCGCCCACAAGTTGTGTGTACGGAATGACCGCACCGCGCCCGGTTACACATCGCGTAAGATACTCCCAGTCTTGCATAGAGAGTTGTTCGCACTGGTTGACATAGATCAAGTCGCGTTCGGCGGAAAGCGTCTTTCCGGGCTTGTCCAGACCCCCCACCCAGATACGCGATCCGTTCGGATAGTCGTACCAGTCTGGACGTTGTCCGCCATACGCTTCGACATAGGGCGCGAATCGGAGAATGTCGCGCTTGAACGTCCGGAGAGCCGTTCCTTCGAGATCCGCCTTGACCTTGCGGATGATGGACAGATGCGCGCCCGCGTACTTCATCGCCAAGACGTGCAACTTCCAGAGGATCGCGACCGTCTTGCCGCAGTCCGCAGGTCCAGCGATCACAACCTCCGGATCTCGGCAGAGAATCCCGTCTTTGATCTCTCCGTAAAAGGAGTATGGTAGGGCTGGATACGGCACGGTTACAACTCATCTGGAGAGACATTCCCGACGACACGGATCGTAAGTGTCCCATCGTCTGTTCCGTCGTCTTGTGTGATGTTTCCAAGACGGATGCGTTGATCGGGCTGATCATCGTACTCGACACGAAGTTCAGACGCGACCATCTTGATCGCATCTTTCAGATCGGCCATGGTGACGGTCTCTTTCGTCGTGTCCAGGTTCTGTACCGCTTGGGCAAGACGACCAAGAAACCCTTCCAGAAGAGATCGGCGTTGTTCGCGCGATCGTTTCCGCGCGTCGATCTCGTTTTGCGCGTACACTGTGGCCTGTTGCTCTTGGAAGATCTTGACCCGATCTGTCCACTTGTTCCATGCGCTCCAATTGCGCAGCGTCTGTTGGTTCTTCGTTGGAACCGTCGTGTTTTCGTCATGTTCGATCAGCTTGTGATATCTACGCCATAGATCGACGATCCGACGACCCCCACCCATCTTGACAAAGTCCATGAACGCCGCGTACTGCTTTGTCGTCTCCCCCTTGATCCGCATGAGCGGATTCTCTTCGTCGAACGTCCGGTTACAGTTCTTCTGCCAGATTGTCTTCTTCTTTGTCATCTCTCACCTACACGAAAGTTGACCCTTGACACGTTCGCGCCACCTGTGATATAATGATTATACACACATAGAGAAACGGAGCGAACGATGAAACAGACACGAACGATCGAAGAGATCAAGACAGACATGGAACGCGTCCGTGCCGAGATATTACAAGCGGCGCGTGATCACGATGCGGGTCTGGTGATATATGAAACGATGATGGAACGCGTCCATGCATATCGAAAACTTCTCCTGGAATATCGACGCGCGACCGGAAAAAAGTTCTACGTTCCGGACGCGATCCGTCTCCGCAAGATGATGACGCAAGTACCCGGTTAACGATCTCCTTCTCTCCGTCTGGACGTCACGATCAACGTCCGCGCGGACTTCTGAAACGAGAAGTTGAACGCGTCAAGCTCAGTATGCTCCGCGCGGATTGTCTCGAAGAACTCGCGGCGCGCGTCTTCCATCAGTGCCGCACCCTCTTGCATAAGGCAATGTGCGTTCTTCATGCGATTCTCGAAGGTGGATATGATGTCTTCGGGAACGCGCAAGTCGATGATGTCCCCCGGTCGGAGATCGGAGACATCGATCGCGTCCTCTGTTCCTCTCAAGTCGTCGTTCATCTGTCAATCTCTCCCCTTTTCTGTGTTGTGTCGCGTGAAAACGCGAACGATCGATCCAGTGTTGTCGTGTCGTATATCACACCCGCCA